GCAAACGTAACGAAGCAAATCGATGAAGTCCTTGGTTGCTCCCTTTTTACCGTCAGCCGCAGTGTAAGTTTGTAGGGCGTAGATGACATTTTTGCAGTTTTCGCTGATGTAGAGCTTCGGCTGGTTGCGCGAATCGACAGGCTTCTCGGGGTTGTATGACAGGGCGTCATTGATCATGCTCACGCCTTCATCGATGGAATCGCCCGGTGTCGCCGTGAAGAGCATGCCGAGGTCGGCCATCTCATCGATGAGGGTCGTTGGGGATTCCTTGCCGAGCGTGCGGGCGTTGCCGTAGCGCGAATCCATCCATCTCTCGAAAATTTCCTCGCCGCCTTCAACGCGGAGGATTTCGTCCTTGTAGCGCTCGAGGCCAAAGCCGAAATCCTGCTGCGCGGGTCCGGGCTTGCCGTCGAGCTTCTTGCCATCGGGGAGTGCCCACTCGCCGGCATAACCGATGCCCTCGATGTAAGACGTTTGGTCGGGCCATTCGCGGTAGACCACGATGCGGCCGGCGGTGTCGTGGACGGTCCAGATCATCGCCCAGTTCTTGCCGCTCGCCGGATCGACCCAGTGGTAGCGGGTGCCTTGCGGGACATCCGAGGCGCGGATGACGTGGACTTTGGGATTGAACAAGGGGAAGCGGCCGCTGATGGCTTTGGTCGGGATTCCGTAGGCTCGCTCTAAGATTTTTTCTCGGGTTTCGCTTTGCAGCTCCTTTTTCATCCGAGACCAGCCCGCCCAGGGATTTAGCTTGGTGTGAAAATAAATAATGGGCCGACCCTTCGGGTTGATTTGCTCAATGGGCACTTGCTCAAAGCCAACAACCTTGCCCTCGGCGTTTTTGCGCTCCAGCAACTCGGCATCGACGGTGACAACGTCTTTGGCGCCGGACAAGTAGTCGGCCACGATAGGCGTCCAGCCCTGCACTGGGGTAAAAGTAACGGCCAACTTGCCATTTCGGTCCACCAAGCGGAAGCGGATCGTGCTGAGAACGTCGAGAGCGCCCATAGCCTCGTCCATCCAAACCATATCGACCTCGCCACCTTCTAGTGTGGACGGATCTTGCGAATAATTGCGGAAAATGCACTGTGCTGAGTTTGGCGCGACCCACTTAGATTCTGAGAATCCGTTCTTAATTGTGTAGCTGATTGCCGTGACGGTCGATTTTCTGGCGTTTCTCCATTCTGGCGGCATGTATTTCCAGACACGGGGCTGCTGCAGCTCAACGCTGTTGGCGGCGGTCAAAGAAAAGCACCACACGACCGCTCCAGGCTTGTTGTACATCGTCTTGATGACTTCTTTCGCGGCCCACTCCGTTTTCCCGCTCCGGTTTCCGCCCAGAACAAGCAATTCGCGGTGCTTATCGATCAGCTCGGACGCGCGTTTCCACACCGGCGGGATGTAGCCATAGCGAAACGGGTCTGATGCCTCGCGGGCGATCAGCTCTTCGCGTGTTTTAAGATATTTCCAGCCTTCGTCCGGTCCCAGTTTCTCGAGCAAGTCGAGATCGACCTGCATGACAGGGTGCGGTGTTGGCTTGAAGCGTGTCTGGTGCTCGTTCACGGAAATAAAATGGGCGCTGGCTGGTTGACGCTCGGACCCTCCCCAGGGCCGATTTTGTTAAGCCGAGCCAGCGCCCAAATTCTTGATGTCCATCGTGGGATTCTCCAAGACGACGAACTGATCGCTGCGCATGTAGCGCGTCTCGCCGGTGTCCTCGAGGATGACGGCGTAGATGTTGTTGAAGTAGGCTCCCTGCGACTCCACATACCACACCGAGCCGAGACCGAGCGGGGTCTTGACGGGAACGGGGCGGGCGAACTCGTGGATCATTGGAGATTTGAAATTTGAGATTTCAGAAAGTGAGGCAGGGCTGGGCGATACCACATTGGGCTGAACCTGGCCGCACAGATGTTATGTCTGCCGCTTTCAGCACCCTGCCAAAAGATGTGCAGGCGCCCCACTCGTCTCGCTCGGTGGAGCTGGGCATCCCGGAGATAGTCCGCGGCGTCACACCACATGAACGCCGGCGAGAACCCGCTTGAGCCTGCAACTTGAAAGTCATTTGGATTGCTTGCGCTTGCGCGCGGCGAAGGCGGCGGCGAGGGCGGGCAAATTGTTGCTGGCGCGGTCGCGGCCGACTTCGTTGTAAAGTTTGATAGCCTGCTTGAGCTTGGCCTTGATCTCTGGCGTGTCGGTCGGATGACTCGTCAGGTCGTACATGTCGCGGGGCCTAGTCATAAATGGTTACCCTCCATAGCCCAATTTGCGCCACCGCATAGCCCAACCAAATCAGACTATGCCAGTAGCGGTGCTGGATGAGGCCGAGGTCGATGGCGACGGCGAAGTAGATGAAGCCGACCAAGGCGATGAGGGCGCCGGAGGTCATCGGCGGGATTTGGCGGTCTTGGCGGATGCGCGGAAGGCTTTGGCAGTAGGCGCGCCGGCGGAACCAGGCTTGCGCATCTTCTCGCTGCTTCCGGCGGCGATGCGGGCTTTTTTGGCGTGGATGTTTGCGTATAGTCCTTTTTTCATGGTTTGTTTTTTCGGATGGCTTCTCGGAAAAGGTATTGGATCAAGTAAGCGCCGGTCTCCTCGTCGCTGCTGGTGATGTGCTTTAAGAAATCCTGCACAACATGATACAGCTCATGGACGAGCGAGCCGGTGTCCGCGGCGTCTTCGATCCAAACGACCGCTTGGCTGCCGAGGCACATGGCCCAGGCGGCGTCTGAGTCGTCGGGCTGGTTGTCGGGGTCTTTGGGGTCAAGCTGGAGGATGTTCGCGCACCGCCGGATCGCCGATAATTGCGGGGTTCCGCAATAGAACTCCACGACCAAACCAAAGGTCTGCTCTCGGACGACGAACCGGCGGGTGCGCTTCATTTAGGCGGCTTTCTTGAGACGCAGGTTCGCGTAGTGGAGCGCGAGGCGGGCTTTGAAGTTTTCCCACAGCGGTTCTGCGGAGAAGATCCAGGACACCTCGAAGTCGTCCGGCGACTCTTTGCCGATGCGCACGATCCCGCGGCGCTGGACCTTCATGTCCGGGCGGTTCTCGTTCCAGAGTTGCTCATAGCCGGCCAACTGGATCTTGTGCGCTGGGACGATGACCTTGCTGGTCTTCCAGTCGAGCAACACGATCTTACCGTCGCGGTCGCGCGCGGGGGCGTCGATAGTGCCGCCGAAGAGGAACTCTTCGCTGACGAGCTGCACTTCCGGCTCGATGACGGTGAAACCTTCGCTGTCCCACCAGCGGCGGAAGTTGTTGTAGGCGATGGTGGCCTTCTCAACGTCTGCCGGGGAGAACTCCGAGAGGTCGGGTTCGTGGTTGTGCAGGAAGCACTCGATCATGAAATGCGCCACGGTGCCGATGTCGGCGGCCTTGTCGCGGACCTTGCGGTAATCCTGACCGTCCATGCCGAGCTTCCACGCCCAGTGGATGAGGCCGCTGCTGTCCTCGCCGATCTTGGCGATGGTGCTGGCGCCTGGAACGTCGGTGCCGTCTTTGAGCGGATACTTCTGGTGGGCGCGAGTCTTCTCGAGGCGGACGATTTTGCGTCCGTCCTCGGTGAAGCGATCCGGCTCCGCGGGCTTGGCGGCTTTCGCCGCCCTGCCCTTGGTGCTGGGTTTGCGTGTGGTGTTTTTGGCTGGCATGGGAGGTTACCAGCTAATTTCTTTGTTGTCGGTTCCGGTTTTTAGCGCTTCGGAATCGGAGACATCTTCAAAATCAATGTCTGCGGCAGCTCCACCGCCAAATGTGACGAGGTCTTTGACTTGCACCTTGATCGGCTGAAGCTGCACGCCAAAGCCAGCCGACGCATTGTAGTAATGCGGGCGGAACATGATACGGATGATGCTGTCTTTGCCGATGTTGGCGGTGACCGGCTTTTTGTCCATGTCGGTCAGCTCAGGCTGGCGACTGGTGCCATCCGGCCAAGCGTCGGCGACCTTGAAGTTGAACTTGGTGACGCCGTCGTTCTCGAGCCACGGGAAGGCGGCCTTCTGCGCTTTCTTGCCGACCTCATCGCACCATGCCTTGTATTCGGATGCGTACGATTTTTCGATTGCCGCGATAACGCCTTCGGCATCGTCGTTGGTGAGATACAGCTCGGCGCGATACGCCGCCTTCTTGTCGCCCTCAAACATTTTGGGAGCGTTGACGTAGACCCATCCGGCTTTGCCAAACGGAGTGGCGAGCGTGACGGTCTTGTATTTCGGTTGCTTTATTTTCATGTGGTTATTTGGGTTGTGTTTTTGGTTGGATAGGAAAACTGGACTCGCGCATGAGGTGGCAGAAGTCGCGCAGCGTGAGGGTGACGAGCGTGTCGCTGTGGTCGCGGCGGTGAACGACCGCGGAAAGTTTGTATTTGCCGGCGCCGAGGTCTTTGTTGGCGTCGCGCCGCGCTTGGCAGATGGCCGCATCAAGATCCAGACGTGCGCGGCCGTGGCGCTTGCACTCAAAGTGCCAATCCGGCAAGCAAGGCACGATCACGTCGGGCGCAGAAACTCCCCATCGTCCCTGGCTGACTTGCGCACCCCGCTTGGCCGGAAATCCTTCGGCGGTCAATGCTTTGGCGACTTCGCGCTCGAAGCATGCGCCCTTCTGGCGGGAGTTGATCATTCGTTGATGACCTCCATCAGTTTGTGCGGCACCGGAAACAGATCGGCCGCCTTCTCTTCGCCCCACGGCACTTCCGGCTCGTCCGTGAAGCGGTCGCTGACGCTGTCGAAGCGGGTGTAGGGCGGATGCCATTCCAGCGGGATCATGCCGGTGCGGCCGGCGCGGTGCTTGGCTACGGTCCACTCAGCTTCGTGGCTGTCCTGCGGGTTGCTTTCGGTCTCGTAGTAGCTCTTGCGGTAGAGCAGCGTGACGATGTCGGCGTCCGCCTCGATCTGGCCAGAGTCGCGGAGATCGGCCATCTTGGGGCGGTTGTCGCCGCGCTCTTCGGCCTTTCGGTTCAACTGGGCGGCGGCGAGCACCGGCACCTTCAGTTCCATGGCCATGCTCTTAAGGCCGCGGGAGACGAAGCCGACCTCATTCTCGCGTGACTGCGCGTTCTTTGCGGAGAGGAGCTGCAGGTAGTCAACGAGGACGACTTTCACGCCGTGCTTTTT